GCCTGAGACTCACGAGCAGACTCACGGCCAGCTTGCAATGCTGCATCAACTTGTTGCTGTTCATACTGAGGGTCAAACAAGGACGCAAGTCCAGCAGAGCCAGTGTAAAGATTAGCACCGCCTATACCTTGTTGCAATGCACCTGTTTGCTGGGCTACCTTTTGAGCATTTGCCGCAGCAGCGGACGTTGCACCAGATGTTTGACCATACACATCAGTAGCACCCTGCAAAGTTTTTTGATATGCAGGATATGCTGTTTCTGTAAGAAATTTAGTTTGTTCTTTTAGAATTTGTGTTTGTTCAGGAGTCATCTGAACTTGACTAGAACTGGAACCTTTACTTGCACCCATGATTACGCTCCTTTACCCTTACCAGATGACTGGTTGGATTGTTGACCAATTGTATTAGAGTAAGCAGCAGATCCGGTAGAACCCTGCATAGGTTGTCCAAATTGCTGCTGACCAGATGTAGTAGGGTATGTAACCCTGTCACCAGCACCTTGCCCATATTGCCTGCCTTGTTGGCTTTCTGTTGGCAATTGTGGGCCACTTTGAGGAGAGCCTTGAGCAGAACCACCTTTACCAGCGCCCTGTACTAATGGTTGTGTATTAGCTTGTGTAGATTGACCTGTTGGTGTTTGTGAAGGATTAATTAATTCAGACAACTGATTAGTGGATATTGTTGACCCCATATCAGATTGAGTTTGATTAGCCGATTGACCAATTGTGAGGCCTTGATTGTGATAGCCACCTTCAGGGGAATATGGTTGTTGGTTTGAAAACCCTTTACCCCCACTCATAGGAGCGCCTGATCCACCGGTAGGAGCGCCACCACCTTTGCCTTGTGATTGCGGCATAGCCGAACTTTGTGATGATGCTGATGCTGCGCCCATATATACCTTTTAGCCGCACAAATATATGCAAGCAATTTGTTTAATTTCTGATCCAGTAAAAGTTACTGTTTCTCTTGCCTTGGCAACAGTGTAACTATGCACCAGATCGTCCGATTGTCTCATTCCTTTGCCAGAAGTGGAAGACGTACAAATTAAATCGCCAGCCTGTATAGTTCCACCTTCACCACATACATTGATTTGACCTTCGCCAACTGAGTTAACAGGCATTAAGTCATATAGCAAAATATCCGTGTAATAACTAGGCTTCATTACGTTTTTATAAGTTTCTAAATTTACAGATTCTATATAAACAGCCGGTTGAGCCAAGCTTAAAGAGTTTGGAAGAGCACAAACTACACCTAAAGCTGCTGGTTGATTTGCAATTGTTGATGTTGCAACCAAAGAAATAGTAGATGAAATGCCGTTTTTCTCAATAATTTGTTGGTCAATGACAATATCGCCGACTACAAAGTTTGATCCAGTAATTACTAATGAATCGTGTGTACCTGTAAATGGGCCATAGTTAGTACCAGAACCTTCAGCATAAAAATCATAACCGTTTGCTGTTCCTATTAATCCAGCAGAACCAACAATATAGTTAGAACCTCTAAGTGCATGAGCTTCTACACCGCCAGTTCCAGATGCTGCGATTGCAGCAAGCAATCCAACATGATTAGATCCAGAAATTGATGATATTGGAGGTGCAAAAGCTGCTGAACCAGTATCTGCATATATTATTTTGCTAAATAAATTATCAGCCCAAACTACACCAGCACTATTAACTTCAAATGCATTTCCAGATGGTGTTGTACCTGTTCCAAATTTAATAACTCCGCCATTAATATTTGTACTATTAATAGTAATGCCGTTAATTATTCCTGCATTAATAGTTCCTAAATCAGCAGTAATAGCTGATAACTGACCTACTTTTAAGTTAGATAAGTAAGGTGTATTCCAGTTGGTTGTGTTGGAAACAGGATCATATATACCATCGCACTGAAACATAGCCTGTGATGGGCCGGGAGTCTGTACAGCATAAGTAAATGCAGTTGCTGATGTTGGTGAAAACGATGTAGTCGAAGGAACATTTGTTCCAGACGTTGTAATAGACGATCCAGTAACCGTTGGATTGCCGTCATACAGTGCATAGCAAATAGTGGAATTCTTGCCACTATAGTTAAAAACAAACTGAAGAGTGCTTAAAGCTGCTTGTCTAATTGTCCCTGCATTGTCTTTGTAACGGATGGGAACGGCCATTGTTGCGCTGTTGGAAGCCATTGCTGTAGGTACAGGCCACAAAGCATAAGATCCGCCGTCTGAGGGATTACCAATTGTAATACCTGACTGGACAATAGATCCGTAACCAGTCGATGCACTTCCACCAATACGCCATGTATTGTTAACAAAAGCACCGTCAGAATCTGTTTGTGAAGTTACAAAATCAACGTTTCCATAAGCATTTGTTCCGTAAAGTCTGGAAATTACTCCACTAAATTCAGGAGCATTTGTATATGGAACTTGAAGCGTAGCAGGGCTAAATGTTGTTCCAAACGAGTCACTGGTCAATGAAGATGTAATGATGTCTAGATCAATAGAAACACCAATTTCTTGAACATAACCTACGTTGTAAGAAAGCGTAGATATTGCGAACTGAATCTGCCGCCCACCAGTAACAGAGTACCAAAGAAATTTAGTAGTTCCAAATCCACCAGTGACCAGATTCCAAATGTAATCAGTTGGGTTGGTTGATTCCGCAGAGTCGTTAGTATTGCGAATACCGTAATACAGTCTATCAGTAGGTGTGTTGCTAAAATTAACAGAACCATCTTGGCTGTCTGCATACTTAATAGCAATGTACTTGTACAAGTAACCAACAACAATTCCAGATGGGCCTGTTACTTCGCCAGAATTAGGATTTGAAGTTAATCCTTGAGAAAAATTAGTCAATAAGTAATTAATCGCCTCAGATACATCTGATTGCGAAGGACTATTATCTAAAATGTATGGCATTAAAATGCGTCCTCAGTAATAGATGCTTGCCAGTTTAGTGCAGTAATGTTCCATTCATCAGTAGCGTCATTAGAAGATACTTTAATTGAAGTAGTTCTGAAACTGTTTTGTTGAGTGGTTACCCAAGGATTGTCAGTAACGATAGAAACCGTTCCTGTTTGACCATAAGTGGCAGGTTGAGCAGTAGAGTTAGATCCACCAACCGTAATGTCAACCGTACCCGTTCCAGCAATCTCAGGCAACAATCTATGAATGTAAACTTTTGACGAGTAAGGTACTGGCCCTTTAGGTGTTTGCAGCACTACGTTGTTTCGCTCAAACAGTGCAGGAATAGGCTGTGAGTTGATAAAAGAGTTGCCAATGCCTGTCTGTATCAACTTAGAAGATTCAACGCCACCACGGGCGTATGTGACCGTTCTAGAGGCGTATTTAAACGTTCCATCAACCAACTTAGGTGCTTCTGTAGCATGACAAGCATTTGCAATGTCTTTGGGAGCATTCCACAAGTTCAAGTCATAGCGCCATGACAGCATCTTGTTGCACCAGCCAGTAGACGTTAAATCAGGATAGTAGATTTCAATCTGATTCTTTTGAGTGTTGTTCACCATAAACAACCGATTTGAATAGGTTGTACTCAGGTTGGTAAAAAAGTAATCTCGTACTTTTTGATTTCCCAAAGGTGAAAATTCAGAACCATTAAAAACCCAAATGTCTCGACTATCAACACCATAAACATTGGTGTCTGTATTTGACCAACAGTTGTTGTTTATCAACCCCCTACCTTGATTAAACAATCGAACACCAAAAACTGGTGTGGTGCTGTTTTGATAAGCAATAGGAGAGAAAACTACCGTATCCCAGTAAGAGCAAACATAAAAGTTGCCACCAAGAAAGAAGCCGTCAATGATAGGGCCGCGTACAGGAACCTCTTGTTCATTGGCAACGTTGCTAAGAGTAGGAACCCAAGTACCGGGAATGCCCGTATTGGCAAAAGCCTGTGACCAACGGACGGTAGTCGGGTAGTTAACAGTAGTTCCTGCTGTCAGATCTTCAGTAAGATTACCAGCAATCAGAATGTTACCTACGTTAGGTGAACAAAAGTTACGAACAAACCCAGCACGAGTAGCATTAACTCCGGGGGTGTAATTCCACTCTAAATCAGAGGTAATCGAAATCTCAGTATTCGTAGGAAGGAAATACATCGGATTACGAAGTCCGTCATTTATAAAGAAAACATTACCAACCCATGAGCTAGTAATGTTCACATTATCTGTATAACCTGTTAAAAAAACTGCTGGATTTGCACCTACTCCGGGTGTTATGTTAGAAATACCACTAGAAGTTAACATATACCACTTACCCTCACGGGTCGCAGCAATGTAAACCCATACAGCCTCACTTCTAAAGCCGCCATCCATAAATACTACGTTGCCGGGTATTGCAGATAGTAATTCTTGTTCACCAGAAATCTTTTTGATTCCACGAACATCACATTCAATATTACTTCCGTTGTTATATTCATTAATGCCCAAAGCATTAGATGGCACATCGGGAGTAAAGCTCATTCCTAAAAATGGTGTTCGTAATCTTTGGTAATCAGACATGAGGGCTTTCTTGGAGTTGGCTACATTTTACTCAGGTGCAACAGGCCATTCAATAGTCCAAGGAAAACCAGCTTGTGTTGTGATGTCACGCAATGCTTGACGATGCGTTGCCCATACCGTTGCGTCTACAGGTGAGTCAGCCAATTGAGTCCAATCACAGTCAGCCAGTTTGGTTTTACGTGAGGCGCGAACTGAAGTAGCTTGTTCAGCGTCCTTCTGGGCTTTGTATGCGGCTTCTTGTTCAGCGGCAGTTTGAGCCACTTCGGTTTCAGTTGCAGCGCGGTCTGTGAAGATAGGGCCAGCAATGTACTTGGTGTACCACTTGTTATCAATGAACTCAACGCCCGAACGCTGGCTGTATTGGTATGGCGGTATTGTGGTGGCTTGTGGGCCTTCAAATACCGGGTCAAACCCGTACTGTGCCAGAAGTTCTGGTGTGATGGGCAAAGAGCAAATGTTACGGCTGAACTCAGTGCCGTACATCACGGCTCCTGTTTGTTTGTTTCTGATTTCCATGATTAACTCCTGTTATGCGATTGCGAGAAAGATGAATGTGCCGCCCGATGCGTTGATAGCTGCCGGTGCTGTCGATGATATTTCAAAGCCTGTAGCTGCGGTATCTACGTAGTCAGTAGTTGTCACTTCAGCGGCTGTGGAGTTAAGCAACAGATATGGATCATTACCAGCCACGATGCCACGAGCCGAATCCCAGACGTACCAATCACCTGTGCTGTCAGTGCGCTTGATGAGGACGAACCTAGCACCTGTAGTGAAGCCACACGCTATGGTTTGAGTACCACCTGTACCTGTGTAGGAGCCTACTTTGGAGACTCCGGGGCAGGTTGCGAAGAGGTAGGCTACAACAGGCAACGGATTACCTTTTGATGAACCACCACCGCCATTACGAATTCCAGTAGGATTTATTGTTGTTGCGTTAAAGTAGGAAGAATAAACAAGACTAGGTAAATAACCGCCAGAAGTTGTATTTACAGAGAGATTTCTAATATTTCCAGAATCATTAACAGCGCCCATCCAATTAGAAGCTACATCTCTTGTTTTGACAATAATTAGTTCAGGAGTAACGCCTAAATTGTGATTTACAAGGGTTCCATCAACAAACACATTCGTGCAAACCTCATCAAAGAAGCCGGGGGCGCGACGGAAGTTCCAATTGGCATAAGTTCTTGCACTGACGTTTGTAACTTGTATGGTTGGGTTAGTACCAAAAGTAATACCGTCCATATTAAAAG